GATATCGGATTCGACGAATTAAGTCGTGCCATTGACCGATACAAGGCGGACTTGGCGTTAGATGACTGGAGAAAGCCCCAAAATGGCAGCACGTTCTTTAACTCTGGATACATAGATTACTTGGATGCAAATTACGAAAAACCTGAAAGAATACAGAGCGAAAAAACTCCGGGGGAATTAAATTGTCAAAGGGACTATGATTTTGATTCTTTGGAACAGCAGTTGTTACAGAAACAGTTAGGAGATGAGATTTGACATGAACGAAATGAGCAAATTGATTGCTGTTAACTACGAAGCGGAAGAGCCAACAGTGTCAGCAAGAGATTTACATGAGCAGTTAAACATCAAAACAAGATTTAACGATTGGTTTCCAAGAATGTGTGAATATGGCTTTGAAAAGTCTAAAGACTTTTACTCAAAAAAGAGTAAAACTGTAGAACACAATGGAAGACCTCAGACGGACTTTCTGATTTCCATCGACATGGCAAAGCAGATTTGTATGATTCAGAGATCACCTGAAGGAAAGCAAATCCGACAGTATTTCTTGGATCTTGAGAAAGCCTGGAATACACCAGAGCAGATATTTGCAAGAGCATTGAAGATGGCAGATAAAACGATAGACAAGCTCAAATCAGACAACGCAATACTGATTGAGGATAACGAAAGAATGAAGCCAAAAGAGATATTTGCGGATGCAGTTTCCACGAGTGATACATCTATCCTGATCGGAGAGTTGGCTAAGATTCTTCGTCAAAACGGAGTACAGACGGGGCAAAATAAACTGTTTGAATGGATGCGATGCAATGGTTATCTGATCAAGAGAAAAGGCTCTGATTGGAATATGCCAACGCAACGAGCAATGGATATGGATCTATTCGAGATCAAGGAAACAGTGATCAATCAGCCAAATGGATCAACGAAGATCAGCAAGACAACGAAAGTTACAGGAAAAGGGCAGCAGTACTTTATCAATAAGTTACTCGCAGCAATGTAATAAAAATAAGACTATCCGGTTGATCACTGCCTGCAAGACACTATAAACCATGATTGTTGTTTAATAAAAAGTCGTAGTATTAGTCGTGGTAGTTGTGGATTTAGGAGTGATCTTAAGTGACCAACAACAGCACAAAGGGATCATATGCAGGCAGTGATCAGCCGGAGAGCTAAATTATATACCACATGTAACTATTAACCGCATAAGAAACAGCCAGTATAAGCCATGAGCCTGCTGCCTAAGGCAGTGGGCAGAAAGGAGAACTGATGGTAGATTACAGCAAAGGATTTAAACGCCGTGTTGTGCAATTGTGGATCCAACATGGTATGTCCACAAATGAGATCAGCAGAACATCAGGCATCGATCATAAGACATTGATGAAGTGGTATAAGCGTTTCTACCCTGAGATAACAGGGGGGGGGGCGAGACAAAACACGAAGGTTTGCAGTGGCATTATGTAGGCAATTGTGCCGGATATCATAAGTAAATAAGTAAAGGAGTATGATCAGACAGTTTGGTTCTTTACCTGAGGGATTCTTCAAGTAACTGTTAACCAAGCAATCAATACCAAACATATTTTTTCAGGTTCTTTTAAATGTAATTTCTCAAATATTAGATTTAGTTTTTTACAATTTTTCAAATCAAAAAACGAAGAATCACAGAGCCTTATATGATTGGGCAAAAAATAACAGATCAGCGATCAGAGATAAAGGCGTTGTATCAGGTAAAGAACCAAGCTGTCTGAGAAAACGATATGAGATATAAAGAAAATTTCAAGAAAGGAATGGTCCGGCTGATCATCTCAACAGGAATAAGCTACAAGAAGCTGTCAGAGCTGACAACGATCAGTCAGCCAACATTGAAAAAATGGGATGATGAATATCGGCAGGAGTGTCTGGATGAGAAGAAAAGAGAAGCTGAGAGACTAAAGAAGCAGGAAGAAGAGAACATGAGATGTACGGCGTGGCACCAGTATGGATCCGGTGCAGGTCGATATGAATGAGGTATCAAAATGGGAAAATTAGATAAAGAACAAGAAGCAAGAATGGCAGGAATGAGCTATGGTGTCAGAATAGCAAGAGAAAAAGGGATAGATGAAGCAGAAAAAGAATTAAAACTTAGAGGTGCGTTAGGAGTCGGATTACTGATCGACAATACAAGATTAGACAAAGCATTTGAAATCCTAGCAACAACACTCTATGGAAACATCATGACAACAGCATTATCAGCACTGGCAGATAGCGAAGGCTTTGGAGAAAAGAGACTTCGAAGATTCAAAGAAGCATATGATCATAAATCCATGTGCCTGGTATCTCTGGATCAGTACGCAGAACATTTTGTAACATTTGAAGACATGGCAATAGATTTAAAGAAACGTTATAACATCGACATGAATGCAGAAATGATTGCATCAAACCAGGAAGTGATCGATAAAGGGCGAAGAGTGTTACCGAATGTGATTAAGTTATTGGAGCATGAGAATCAACACGAAGCAGCAGACGTATTAAGAGAACATTTACATGAGGCGGTGGCAGTATGGTAAACAAGAAAGAATTTAAAGGCTACATCTGTGAGATCACAGGCAAGCCAATTAAGGACATGAAGCTGTGTCCGGACAAGCGGCAGAAGCTAAGGGTTCGGATCAAGTGTGATGATAGTTGTATTCATTGTGAGAAGGAGAAAGAACATGAATGTGATTAGAATAAGTGAACGAAAAGGTACAGAAGCAAGAGGAACTTGCACAGAATGTGGAAAAGAATCACGAGAGGACCAAGAAATTTTAAAAATAAGATTCGACCATTATGAATCAAGCATTTTCTTGTGTGAAAGATGTCTTAAAACTTTGCATCATGTTATTGGAACATGGATTAAGGAGTGAAAAATGTGTACATTACAATTTAATGTAGATGGAGAATTTATAACGGATCTATCAAGAGAATGGTTTTATGTAGAAGGTAAAGGATACGATAAGTGTATGGATCTGTTGGAATCTTCCATGCATGGAACTGATGAAACTAAAGAACAAATTATAAGACATGCTGAAGATCTTTTGCTTGGACGCGCAGCATTAAAAGGAAATACAGGAGATGGAACATACCATTTGGAAATTTATCCACCTGAAAATGAGGAGAAAATGCCAGAAGATATGAATGTATGGAAAATTGTAGGAGAGCAAAAGAAAGTTAAAGATGAACTAGAGCGATATAAAAGGCGTTGGGAAGTTGCGATGAAAATGATTCCTAGATACCTGAAAGAAGAAATAGGCATTGAACTTGACGAAGATCTTACAGAACCAGAGTCGCGACCAGTAGTATCAAGAGCCTTAGATAATTATATGAAAAGAATGCTTGATACAGAGGAACACACAACAGAAGATTATGGCTGGTTAGAACCAGATGGAAAATTCCATGCAGTGGAATGGGGAGAGCATCAAATATGGGCTGATAAATATTTAAAAGAACATCTATCAGAGGATGAGTATTTGCAATTAGATGTTCTTGCAGGCGAAGGAGATGAATTAGTTAAAAGAGGGTGGGTGTTATTACACAATCCAGCACAAGGAGTAGCATTTACTACAAAAGATCCAACGAAACCATATACAAAAGCACAAAAAGAGTTTCTATATGACTACTACATTGAAAGGAATTGCGAGAAAGAAGCTAATGATATCTGGAAGGAGTGAATAACTATGATGGTAGCAGGCTATGAGCATGAGGGCTTTGTAATTCCGGACGAAGAGTCTAAGGATTATATCTGGAAGAAAGTAAGAGGAAATGAAGAAACAAAGACAGAGCTTCTCGAATATATGTGGGATGTGATCATGGACAACAGAAAAGAGCGAGAAAAGCTGAAAGAATGGTTCTTTGACGGAGTTTGTCATATTGTAGAGTGTGACGATCAGGGAAGAGTCAAGGGATACTTTGAGCAGTAAATAGGAGGTATGAGAATGAACGAACAGATTACAGTAAATCTAAATAATTTAACCGAAGAAGAAAGAGAACAGTTCAAAACGCTGGTAGATAAAGGAAGAGGGAAATCAAGTAGAGAAAGTTGTGTCTGGAAACCAAAAAAAGGGGAAGTTTATTATTATATAAATGATTGTAATGTTTCGATTGCAGATTTTTGGAACAATGTTTATGTAGACAAAGATAGATGGAAGATAGGAAATATATTTAAAACTGAAAAGGAAGCGGATTTCGCAAAAGAAAAAGCAAAAGTAAAAAGAGAACTGGAAAGATATGCTTTAGAACATAACGACTCAGAAAAAGAGGCATGGGATGGAAATAATTTTCACTTCGAAATAGCATGTGGGTATCTTTCAAAAGAATGTATCTGTGTATCAACAAATACGGGTCCTTACCGTGGAGAATCTATAACTTATTTTACATCTAAGGAAATCGCGGAGGGTGCAATCAAATCTGTTGGAAAAGACCGAATCTTGAAATATTTGTTCGGTGTAGATTGTGAGGAAAATGAGTAATGAATTTAGAAGAAGCTACTAAATATATGAAAAGTAAGGTAAAAGAGAAATATAAGGACGGCACGGTTCAACTAGCGGTTCTGCACGACGAAGAAGCTAATGATTTTTTCAAAGAAGCGGAAAACTATAAACAGCTTGCAGACTGGCTGGAAGAACTGAAAGAGCTGAGGAAACACAAAGAAAAATACAGATGGCATGATCTAAGAAAGAACCCTGATGATCTGCCAGACGTAGAACATCGAAAAAAAGAATATTTTCATGTGGTACAAGAGGGTAAAGAAACAGGACCTACAATATTACAGTATAAAAAAGACTTTGGCTTTGGATTTTACAACGACTTTGGCAATGGCCCAAAATTTACAGATGTAGATACAAACTTTACAGCACAGATTGTGGGATGGAAAGAGATTGAAAAATTTGAAAGTGAAATGGAGTGATCGGTAATGAACGATGAAGAAAAAGAGATCAGTGCAGAAGAAGTATTAAAAGCAATGACAGGATTACAAGAAGGTATAAGGTGGCTGTCTTATAAAGCGAAAGATGATTATACAATAAAAAAAGTCAAATATATGCAAAAACAACTCGATACTATTAAGCAGTATGTCGAGGAAGTAGAAAAACTATTTGATGAAATTTACGGAAAAAATAATGTTTAGACAGTTAAGGAGACCAGAGAATATGGAAAATACAAGAGAAAAAATAGAGACAGTGGCAAAAATGTTAAATGGAAGACACATGCCGAAACCTTACGAAGTGTACAAACACTTTAAAGGGAACTTATATGTTGTCCTTAATGTTGCTCGCCATACAGAGACAAATGAATTACTTGTAGTATATGCTGCTACAAAAGAAATGCAAAGAATCTATGCAAGACCATTAGAAATGTTTATGAGTGAAGTAGATCACGAAAAATATCCTGATGCAAAGCAAAAATACAGGTTTGAAAATATAATGGAGGGTTAATATATGATCGTAGGATTTTTAAGCGGATTATTTATTGGAGCAGTAGCTGGTGCAACAGTAATGACTTTATGTCAGGTAGCGAAAGAGAGGGATGATCTATGATCTATAACAAAATATTGGCTTATGCGTTTTTCATGGTAGGAATTATATCTATAATTGCATCAGAAATATATGAACGTAAAAGAAAGCCATTTGCAGCACTTAAATTAAATACAGCATTTTGGGCATGTATGATACTTTCGGCTTACTATTTTCACTGATATAGAAAGGCGTTAATTATGTTTAAAGTCAAGAAGGAATCAACAGAGAAGATATATACAGTATTTGCTGTCCAGAAAGATAAATTCGGTGGTACTGAATTTCTTATTTATGATGAGACATGGGGCTGGGTATGGCGATCTCCGATAGATTATGTACCAGTGGAGGTAGAGAATGAATAAGCGACAGGCAAAGAAGGAAAGAGACAAGCTAATAATAGCAGGAAGAACGTATAAAGGAACAAGACTTAAGAAAAGGCACGACAAGAAAATTTGGGGAATGTTAAAGAAAAATTTCGACAACTGCGAAAAATTAAGATCACTAACTCTTTATAATCAACGCAAAAAAAACAGAAGATATCGCACTGAAAAATGGGAGGAAGAAAATTTATACCAAGAATGTAGAAATTGCAGACATAAATATTCTACACTCGAATGTGAATTATGTGTAGATTTTGATATGTACGAGGAGGCTCTATGACAAGAGCAGAAAAAATAACAGAATTGTATAACTATTGTAATATACATGGTTGTTGTGAGGTATGCAAACTAGAAGATTTGTCACTAGGTTGCAACTTTCAAGAAATGGCGGATACAACAATAAATGCTTTGTACGAAGAGATAGAAAAATACGTCATTGATGGGACGTTACACATGCTTAATAATTTAGCAAATGTTAAGAAGTTAAAAGGAACGGAGGAATGAATATGGAGAGATTAACAGAATACAGCTGTGGAGTAGCAGTTATCAGAAACAAAAACCTTATCAATAAGGCAATGTATGATCTTGCACGTTATTAAGATACAGGGTTGACACCAGAAGAAGTCAGGGCATTGAAACAGGAGAGCAAGAATGTTCAGGTGGATTATTATTTGCTGGAGTATTACAAGACATTAGGAACTGTTGTACAGTGCAGGAGAGCGTTAGAAAAACAGAAGCCACAGAAGATTAAGTTCAAACAATGGGAGGATACAAAGTGTGTATGCGGATATGAGTTCTCAAGAGACCTTGGGGATGGATACCATGACATTCCGATCGAAAGAAAAACGAAATACTGCCCTGATTGCGGTCAGAAATTACAGTGGGATGAATAAATAAAAAAGCCGCTTCCTAAGAAACGACTACCAACAACTAACTAAATTATATCATTCAAATATGATCAATGTCAATTTAGGAGGGCGGCATAATGGGAAAAGAAAACATTCTTACACAGAAAGAGAAGGCGATCGTAAAAGAAGCAGTAAAAGCATACAGAGATACCATACTGGATGAAGAAAAAAACGTAGATAAGATTCTTGCGAAGAACATCCGTAAAATGCTTACGAATTACAGAAGGACGAAAGCAAAGCTGGCAGATGAAGCAGTGCTAACAAAAGAGGAAGAAAGAGAGCTTAGATATGAGTGTATAAAAGACCTAATGGGGAATGTCGATCAGCAGCTTATGAAAAGTGAAAGACGGATCATGCGTAATGAAGAAGAAAGACGTATGGAACTGTTTAAGATTAAGCAGTTAGAAAGAGCAGTTGAAATGTACAAAAAAGAGTGCGATGAATCATCCAGTTATGAAGATTTAAGAAGATGCAGAGAAATTTACGGCTTATACATAGATAAGGAGAAGAAATCAGTATCAGAAATTGCGGAAGAAGAGAGAATCAGTGAGAAAACAGTGTATAAAGACGTAAGTATAGCATGTAAAATTATTGCTGTATATTATTTCTAAAAATCCCTAAAAATGTAGGCTTAAGAGATATTAATAGCAATTAGAAAAATATAAAATTTGATGGTAGAAAATTGGTAGGTACTAATTAGAAAATAAAAGTGCTAATATGATATTAGTCTAAAAACCAAACTTTATTGATTTAGTAAAAATAATAATATCATTTGAGACTCCTTATGAAATTATAGGGAGTCTTTTTATTTAAGCAAATGAATGAGAGGTGGTGATATGCCAAGGGCAAGAGATCCTAATA